AAGCATCAGCAATAATAGGAAGTTGTTCTGTATATTTCTTTTCCACACTGAAGCCTACTCCTGTTCCACACATTAATATATATAGTATCTCATCAAATGCTTTAGGGTGATCTACTGGTACGTATGAACAATTATACCCAGCTATGTTCTCTCTTTCCAAGGCCGGACCAGCAGTCATTAATGCTCTCATCGATGGCATAACATCTAAGTTTAATACTTTCTCTTCTAAATACTCACGAGTCTTTGGAGTTAATTTATATTTACAATTCTTATCTAGATGTTGTTCAAAGAAATCAAAGTACCTAGCAACTGTTTCGTGCCAGTCTTCTCTTCGTTTCTTTTCTGGTAACCACCTAGCATACCTAGATTTATGTATGAACTGTTGATACACAGTTGGTAATTCTTTATTCGTCGTCATTCGTTTGTCTCCCTTTCATTTTAAAAATATTACGTATATGTGTTAGAGTCATAAAGATGTTTAGTACCATCATAAAGTATAACCCTTCTTCGATTGTCCACCACCACCAGAATACTTGCGAACCGAGTCCGAATAGTGGAGCCTTGATGGTTCCATTGCCGTATAAATATACGGATATACAGGCTGTTGTTGCCGCAGTTATTTCAAGTAGTGGAAGTTCTGATACTATCATCTCTTCTCAATCAATTCAATAAGTCTATTTAAATACCATTGAGCTTTTTGTAAATCTTCTAGTTTCTTTCCTTTATAATTACAGCGCCAAGTGTATTTAAATATCTGACCACGTAGGTACCCCTCGTATTCTCTTGCATCTAAATCAGCTTCGATTGCATCAATACATTCAATACCTTTATCATTATATTTATAATGAGGTGGATGATTAACTAAATCATTTTTCATTTTGTCTCCTCTCCTGTTCTCATATTAAGTAATACATTCAATCGTCTTCTTTGAAAGTTTGTATTAGTGGGTTCATTAATAAGTTTAGTAGCGAATGAACGAACTTGTTGGTAGTTAAGACCAGCAAGGTCGCACACATCCACAAACCAAGAGGCTGTAACACCAACGGTTTTACTAAACCATCGAACTGCTTCCTCTTTAATTTGTATGGATTCTTTAGATTTATTTTCATTATCATTACTGGCATCAAGAAGTCCTTGGTAGATAACGGCTCGAAACAATGCTCTTTCATTCTCTCCCTCTTTATTTGCCCCGGTGTCCATACCGAGTGAAGGGTCTAAAACTATTCGGCTTTGGTTTGGCTTTGACAAATAAGTTTGTTGTGTCAATTTCTTTTGGTCGCTCATCTATCCATTCCACAGGCACAAATCTTTCTGCCCATATAAAATTATTATTCGTAAGCCAATCACCATAAGTTGTTTTACTAGTTTTGTAAAGTTTGTTTTTACAATTCTGTAATAGAAACCTTATATCTAAGTCTGGTCTTTGTTTCTTTATCAGTAAATGTTTGGCTCTATCTTCCCTTGTTAGTTGACCTTTCAGTTCAATTATAATTCCGTTAGACAATACTATATCTGGTGTGTAAGTTTTTCGTAGCTCAGGCACAACATATGGTATGACTAAGCTTTCATATTCAAACTGTACTTTATTGTCTTCCAATCTGGAACACACTGTCTTCTCAAAAATAGATCTATAATATCCTGTTTCTTTTTGTAGGCAACTCACGGAAGATCCTCTGAAACATTGGGTTCATTAACCACCTTGGTTAACCATCGAGGTCCTTTGCTATATATAAATTTCCTAAGTCCTATTCCATCGTTTGCATCGGACCAACAATCATTCTTATAAGAACAGTAAGAACAACCAACACTTAGTTTCATATTGCCTGATGCTCCGTCGGCTTCGGCATCATAACATCTAGGTGGTGGTGTCTGTTTATCTTTTAAAGCTTTTCTTAAATGTGCAATCCGTTCCTTTGCATTGGGCACATCTTCCTTATTAGGTTTACATAGAGCCAGTGCTCCACTTTGTTTATCGATAGCAAGGAAAGCAACCTTATCATTCTTGTTTGCCTCAGAGTATGCAGCGATCTGATGTAGATATCCAAAGGCATCTGTCTCTTTTGTTAAATCATTCTCTCTAAATTTTCTAAATCCAAACTGTGATGCAGATTTTATATCGACTACCCATCCATCTATTACTGCATCTTGGTGCCCTACAACTCCATCAAGTTCTAAAGTTTTTTGTGCATCACTTACTGAATGACCAGCTGTTTTAGTTAGGAGTATTAATAAAGCCTCAAGCATATGACCATATAGAAATTTGATTCGTGCATGTGATGGCATGTGCTCTCGCAACTCTGATTTATATAACTCATACCACAGTTGTCGGTCTGGTTTGCCGAGGCTCGACATACGAATACCTCGGCTACCAGATTGTTTCTCTGTTAGAAACTGACGAAGAACATCTTTCATTGTAGTTGTAAACTCTTCTAAATCATTTTCAGTTGGAACTTTTTTGTTTCCTTCTTCAAACAAATTATAAATGTCTTTAACTAATGTGTTGATATCCTTCTTCATAAGCTACTAAAATGGGACCTCGTCGTTTAGTCCGTCGTCGTTTGCTTTACCGTTAGCACCTGGTGCCTGGTATCCAGACTCCTCACTAAGTTCTTCAAGGTTCTCGGAAGGACTATACTCTATTAGCTTAGTAACTTGAACGGCTTTCAAAGATGATCCAACACCTTTATTACCACCGACATCATAGTCATATGTATCAAACAATACATTAACCAATGATCCATTACCAATCAGAATGTCTGAACTAATAGGTTTCTTTTTCGCATCAACAACACGAGGTGAGGCATTCTTCGTACCATCTTTACGAGTATACTTCCTCTTGATAGTAACGAAATCATCCCTCTCATCTTGCTTGTTTTTAATACGAGGACCAAGACCTAAGTCTTGTAATTGTTTCTTAGTCTTTGCATCCACAGTTACATCAATAGAAAAGATACCTTGTTCGTTGTATTGATCGTAATGTGGTTGGTGGACTTTCGCCCAATAGGCTGTGCCTGATATTACTGGCATAAGTTTCTCCTTATTATAAAAGTTATTAAAAGTTATTAAAGTTTATGTCTCCTAATTTATTTCAAGAAACATTAGGACAGTATAGCATACTACCCTATGTGTCAACAGAGTTAGTGAGTCTCTTCCCAAGTAGTTCCGATTGAGTACTCACTATCTAGTGGACATCGTAAGTCAAATTGTTTTTCTACATGTTTCATTGCCTCCTTTGTTATGTTACCAAATTCTTCAGCATGAGATTTACGAACCTCAAACTGAACTTCATCATGGACGTTAGCCACTGGCTTGGCATCCAAGTTCTGCTTGACGGCTTCATCAATTATATTTATAAGCCATTGCTTACATATAATTGCACCCGCTCCTTGAATAAGTGTATTCAAACTAGAGTGGATAGACCGTGCAAGTAGAATTCTTTTATCAAGTGCGACAAGTTGGTACTCGCCGTACTTACGTTTACGTTCTCGTAAGAATCTTATTAGTGTCTGGTTTAGTGTCTTCATTCCATTAACTTTATTTATAAATCGTTTACGACTTTCTAATCCAGCAACTGTATCTCCTCCAACTATCTGACCTAGCTTTGTATCACCAGCTCCATAGATAAATGCATAGACCCATGTCTTTGCCGTTGGTCTATCTTTAAGTCCGATAATCTTTTGGTTATAGGTATGGATGTCTCCGTCCACAACTTGTTCTGTAAACTTAGGGTTCCGTAAGTAATGGGCAAAACATCTAAGCTCCAACCCACTTGCATCGGATCCAACAAGACAATACTTATCTGGATCTGATACCGTCCAGAGTGAGCGACACTCCTTACCATATGGGGAATAACTTGCTGGAACCTGTGCCATATTAGGACCGTAATGACTCATACGAGAAGTCACACATCCTAATGTTATTACTCTTCCGTGTACCTTGCTATCATCTTTAACATTCTTTAACCACGATTTTATTTGGGATACTCTTTTCTCAAACAATAGGTACTTAGCAATTGTCTTTGCCTCTGGGTAATCTAATCCTTTTAAAACTTGCTCATCAATAACTGGTAGTCCAGTGGGTGTGGTTTTAGTAGGCACCCATTGATATTTCTTTTGCAACCTCTCGGCTATTTGTTTTCTGGAACTAGGGTTAAACTCATCGACATGATCTTTCAATGCTCTACCTGTGGTCTTATGAAACCGTGGTGTATGTATTGTAGGAAAGATTGTTTGTAATTCTTTCTTTAAGTCTTCTGCTTTTGTTTTTAATTCTTCCAACAAATCATGTGCCTTATTTATATTAAGATGAAATCCATTATCTTCTTGTTGATCAATGATCCTTCTAACTCTATGCTCCATTCTCACACTTTCTTTACCGAACCTAGATATTTTTGGTGCGAGGTGTTGCATAAGTAATCGAGTAATGTGTACATCTTGTTGGCAATAGGTCACCATCTCCTCCGAAAATTCAGAGAAGTCTTTGAAGTCTATTTTATTTCCACTGTCTAATCTTTTACCCCAAGCTTTTAAACTATGGCCACCCTCTCTATGTGCATTGATCATCTGTGAAAGCAAGAGGGTATCAACAATATATTCAATGGGTATACGAATATGTAATAGTCTCTCCAACACTGGCGCATCAAAGCTTACACCATTGTGCATAATATATTTACGATCTTGGTTATGAAATTTCTTGAACTCTTCACAACCTTTATCTTGTGTAAAGTTTTGAAACTCACCAGTCTCATAATCTTGTACACATATACAATGTATCTTGGTTGCATCAAGACTGTCTGTCTCTATGTCTAGGACTACTGTATTAAACTTGGAATCCATTGTTTACCTCCTGGAAATCATCGTTGTCTTTTTGTTTTGGGTTAGGTACTTCAGCCAATCGACCACTATCCTTATGCCATTGTAACCAACAGCAAGGGCCAGTCTCTCCACTAAATCTATTCTTCAGAACACGAACAGTTGTTCTGTTTCTCTTGCTCTCTTCTTCTGCTTGTCCATTTCTTTCTAATGAGAAACAAAAGTCAGAGAGTTGCGCAATGCCGTGTGATCCTCTGAGTTGTGATAGACTTACTATCGCACCCTCTTCGTGTCCACTATCGGAACTGGCTCGTCTACTTAAATGGGACACCAACATTAAGTGTATGTTCTGTTCCTGGACTAGTGTTCGTAGCCTTGTCATTATGCTATCGATTGCTCTTCTCTCATTCTCTGTAGTCATAGCCGATACAATCATAGTCAAGTGATCGAGTATAATAAACTTACAATCCAAACCACTAGCCAGATACTGTACCTTAGATATGATGTTATCTATATCGGTTGATCCAAAGTGATCCCACATTCTTATCTTGTTTGTACCAAGGGTAGCCTCCCAAGCTTGTCTCTTCTCTTCCATAGTAGACTCACAGAATGGTAGGTGTAATGGTTTGTTTGCATGTACCGACATAATACCTTTGGTTGTTCGTTCAATAGATTCCTCTAGAAATAAACAACCAACTGAATGATTACTGTTCTTGATTATATGATAGGCTAGTTCCCTCATTACACTAGACTTACCTATCCCAGACCCCGCAGTATAGGTACATAACTCTCCGAGTCTCATACCATAGGTCATAGTATTCATACCATCCCACGGATAAGGTATTGATTCGATTACCTTTTCATTAGCAATAAGATCCCAAGTATTCTCACCAAGTATGATACCCTCTGGTGTATAAGTTTGTGCAGCATAGTATCTATCCTTAAATTCTTTTTGTTTATCTTGCATAA